ACTATGGGCGCACACGCAAAAAACATTTTGAAACTCCAAAAATATGTCTTGGATAAAAATCAAGCAGGCGTTGCTGACACTTGCAAACAGTCATCCGCAGGTGAACTCGTTCGGAACGGGCGACCCGCTTGCGATAGGAACAGACAACACGATAAACTTACGCACCCCAAGCCGTGAGCGAATCGTCTATCCGTTGGTGTTTGCGGACGTGCAGTCAGCGACTACGGACTTGGGTAGTTTGGCTCTTACTGTGGGGGTCTATTTTAGCGACCGAGTTGAATCCATTGCCCCGATGGGTGGCGTGGTTTCGGGCAGTCCAACGCTTGGCTGGCAGGATAATGAGGACGAAGTTTTGAGCGACCAACTGCAAATCGCTCAGGACTTCATTTCAGCCCTTACAAACGACCCGACGCAAGAGTGGACGCTAAGTACATCCGTGTCGCTTACGAGGTTTGTGGAGAGCCGAGATGACCGCACGGCGGGGTGGGTGGCTACGATGTCGTTCCAAATCCCATACAGTCATTCCGTTTGTGAAATTCCTACTTAAAATACATTTACCCTAAATACCCCCAAGCAATGCCTACTCCAATTCTACAACAAATGCTCGGCCAAGGCGGCACGATGCAGTTCATCGACGCTGCCGTATCGGGCGCAAACTTTGACTTCATTGTGGTCAATACGGCCGCTACCTTCACAACCCTCACAGGTACTGGTGGCGAGAACTTGCTGACTGCGTACTCAATGAGCGGCAAGTCCGTGTCTGCTGGCATCGTCATCAGCGGTCGCAACGGCGGCAAGATTACGGCAGTAACGCCCAGCGTGGGAAGCGTCATCGGTTACACCTTCCTGTAATGCTGATAGGATACGGCTACGGCTATCCATTAAGCACCCTGCAAGGCGGTGGCTTATCGGCATCTGCTTGGGCGGCGTTCAACGCTCGTGCTGATGCGGATGGAGCAGCCACGGCAGAGGCCGCCGTTAGCGGTTGCCTTTTCGGAAGATTTGCTACGATTTACAACTTCTAACAATGCCGACTCCTTCCCTCCTCATAGTACCCGCACGCTTCAAGTCGGGCAAGATGTACTCCCAAATCCCAACCAGCGGAGCAGGTGACTTCACGGTAACCCGTGCGACCGAGGCAACCCGTGTCAATGCAAGTGGCTTGATTGAGTTGGTAGCAAGCGGAATACCTCGTTTGGACTACTTCGCCAGCGGCGGAACGGTTGGTTGCCCTGCATTGTTGGTTGAGCCGAGTGCGCAGAATTTAGCGTTGCAGAGTTCGGATTATTCGCTGACATGGTTATCGGCTTTCTTAAATTCTACTTCAGGTGTTATATCACCAAGCGGAACTAATGACGCAACTTTATTGGAATCAACATCAACTGGGGCAAGGATTCGCCAAGCAGTAACGCTAACAAGCGGAACGACTTACACATTTTCTTGGTTCGGCAAATTCGGCTCACTTTCAAGCGGATTTACGATGAATGTTTTTGATGAGAATGCCACAACTTACGGAAGTGGTGTATGTCAAGCATTTAATCTTAATGAAGGTACTTTAGGTGCAAGTGGAACTGTTGGTGCTGGATTCACAATGCAAAGCGTGGGAATGGAAAATTATGGCAATGGTTGGTATCGTTGCAGAATGACTGTGCTTATGGGTTACACGCCTGCAACACCACGAGTTGGGATGAGGCTCGGTACTCAATTAAGTGGAGGGAGACCTATAGCAGTTGTCAGCGGCACGGTAAATGTATGGGGCGCACAACTTGAAACAGGCTCGGTTGCAACATCCTACATCCCCACCACCACGGGGTCAATCACCCGCAACGCAGATGTGATTTCGGTCAGCGGAGCGGTGAGCGGGTCCATCGGGCAGACGGAGGGAACGATTTATGCAGAAATTGATGCGAAGAATTTTTCATCTCCTGCAAGAATAATTGGAATTAGTGATGGGACATCCAGTAATAGAATTATAATTATATTCAATACTTCTAATAGAATAAGGCTTTTATCAACTGTTTCCACGACTTCACAAGTTGACATTTCTTCATCATCGCAAGTTGCAGGTATTTTTAAGATAGCCGTGGCTTATGCTTTGAATAATTACGCTTTTTACATTAATGGAGTGAAGATTGGAGAGGATACAACCGCTTTGGTTCCTGCTTGTTCTTTAGTTGCTCTTGGAAATGCAGAAACAGGTGCGGGAAGTAATATCAACGACCGCATCCGTGCCGCTGCCCTCTACACCACCCGCCTGACCGACGCACAACTCGCAGCCCTAACAACTCCGTAATGAAAGCTAGCAAGAAGCCAAGCAAGATAATGGTGAAGGCTCCAGAGGGCTACCACTGGATGAACAAAGGGGGGCGCTTCTTCCTAATGAAGCACGATGGGGAGTTTAAGCCACACGAGGGGGCATCCCTAGAAATGCCTTTCAAGGTTATTTCTCGTCATTGATAAAGATGGGGATTCTCCCTTCAAGCTTATTGTAGAGCCTCTGGATAATCAATCGTGCCTTTTGGGTGATTGCGTATCTCGTTCTGTACTTTTCCTTGGTTGAAACCCCGAACCTTTGCCTGTCCTCGTTGGAGATGTTCCCGTGGTGGATGTAGGGGATAACAAGCCCCCTGTGGATTAAGCGCTCAATGTAATCTTTCCTAAAGTCGTTGGAGTTCTTGTATCCGAGCTGTTCGGCTGCATACTTAGCACTGAAGAACTCTAGGTCGTATATGAAGAGGAGAAGCTCGATATCCATACGCAGAAGCCCCTCGTTGCTGGTAATGTCCTTCATCGCCATACGGAGGTACTTAAGGTAGTTCTTGCCTATCTTGTTCTTCTCCTCCTTCCTGAATTCTCGTATTACAAGCACTGTCCCCTTCTTCTGGGGCTTTGGTGTTTTATGGGTTGCCATTTATTGAAGTATATTTGTGCAAATTTAATTCATATGACTAGAAAACAAGTAAAGGAGTTCTCCAAAGAATTCAAGTCCCTCAACAATCAGATTCAGTCCCTACTGATTAAGTACGGTGCTGGACCAGGCTCTTTCTATGTAAACGCTATCGGTATCAAGGATATCGACTTTGAAGAGGACGAGCAAGACGAAATTGAAAGGCTTATCAACCCAGTCGATGAAGACGAACCCAAGATTGATGTATTCTACGCCACAAACGTAACGGATTCAGATGAGCTTGAGGAGATTCTCGATAACGTCTATTACGCCCACACAAGCGAGATGGCTAAAGAAAGGAAGGAGCGCATTATGCGTAAAACACCACCAGAAAAGGGCTCAACAACGGCCCAGGACTGGATTAACCTAAACTAAAATGATACGCAAGATTATTATCGGTGTAAACCCAAAGGACGCTATGGCATACTTTGTCGGTATGCCAGCTGGTGGTGGTCAGGTCGTAGCCATCGTTGAGAACGACGAAGGGGACCGCTTTGAGGTTTTTATTGAAAACAGTGAGGGGACTCTTCACTGGAAGTCCATTAAAAATATGCCTGTAATCGTTGAATATGACTGCAAGTTCTAAGATAACGCCTATTCACGACTTCTTGGTGAAGCTACCAAAGAAGTTCAAGGACACCATCACCGTGGCTGGGAAGGAGCTTTACCTTGAAAGCAAGTTCAGGGAGTTCGAAAACCGATATTGCTACGGGGAGGTCGTTGGTGTACCTCTCAAATACAAGACCCCTGTCCAGGTCGGGGATACCCTTTATTTCCACCACCACGTCGTTTTGGACGCAAGAGCCGAGATAGACAAGGAGCTCTATATTGTGCGATACAGCGAAAGCGGTGGTCACGCCACGCAGGCCTATGCCTACAAGCGGAATGGGAATATAAGGCTTTTCTCCAACTGGGTGTTTGTCGGGATTGAAAAGGAGGAGGGGGAGAAAACAGAGAGCGGTATTTTACTTCTAGAACCATCTGTTAAGAAGAATGTAGCTACGATTCTGTACGAATCAGATGAGCTTGACAGAGAGGGCATTAAAAAAGGGGACAAGGTTTACTTTGCGAATAATGCAGACTACGAGATGGAGCTTGAAGGGGAGACGGTTTACAGAATGCGTATAGAAGATATCCTCTATGTCGAAAAGCCCTAAATTTTCCACCATTGAGGCTGCCCAACAGCTCTTGATATCGATGGAGCACGCCATCACCAATCTTATTGAAGAGGTGCGTAAGCCCATTCCACAGGAGCTTGTTGGAGCAGCAAGGAAAGCCGAGCTATCGGCTATCAAGCAGACGGTTGCAGATGCTAGGGAGCTGCTGCAAGAGAGGCAGAAGATTGAGGAGATGATTGCTACACTCAAAAGCGATGGGGACTTTGAGCAAGAGTCCGACTACTCAAGCGGTTTTGCAGAGGAATTTGCTAAGTAATGGCTGGATTAAAGAACGTCAAAGGGTTCAAAGAGCCTGTCATCAACATTTGCCCTGACGATACAGAGGGGCAGGTCGTTGAGATTGACGGTATATTCATCCAACTACCCAAACAGATTGAAAAAAAGAGGATTCTATTTCTAAATCTTCCGCAAAAAGACCAGAAATGGAAACGATTAGAGGTTCCCAGAGAGCTTGAGAAGATTCGCTCGATGGATGAGTGGAACCAGCAACCCAAGGAATTCAAGGAAAAGTATTCCCCGTACATCAAACAGGAGTTCGAAAGGCGCAGAAACGGGGTTTGGTTCTACAATAACGGGGAGCCGACCTACATCACAGGTGACCACTATATGCTTCTGCAGTGGAGCCAGATGGATATCGGTTACGGTGGCTACCTAGACTTCCAGAGAAAGCTGTTCATACACGCTGAGGCGTGCTTTGTAGACCCACGATGCCTAGGCCAGCTCTATGTGAAGTGCCGTCGTAGCGGTTATACGAACATTAGTTCGGCTATTACGGTCAACAAGGGCACTTCAGTCTCCAACAAGGTGCTAGGCATTATGTCCAAAACGGGTAACGACGCTCAGGAGAATATCTTTATGAAGAAAATCCTCCCGATGTACAGGAGCTACCCTTTTTTCTTTAAACCTATCCAGGACGGCACAACCAACCCCAGGATGGAGCTAGCTTTTAGAGAGCCAGCAAGGCGAATCACCAAGACCAACAAGACGATTGGTAAGACAGAAGCCTTGGACACGGTGATTAACTGGAAAAACACCACATCAAACGCCTACGACGGTGAAAAGCTCCATCTGTTGTACTTGGATGAGGCGGGAAAATGGGAAAAACCAATGGATATCACCGAGGTTTGGAGAATCCACAGGACTTGCCTTATCGTTGGTAAGAAGGTTGTCGGTAAAGCGCTGGTAGGTAGCACGGTTAACCAGTTGGACAAGGGAGGCGCTAACTTCCGTAAGCTCTACAACGACTCAGACCCTCTAGAACGCAACGAAAACGGTCGGACGAAGTCTGGCCTATACCGCATCTTTATCCCCGCCTACGAGGCCTTAGAAGGCTTTTTTGACCCATACGGGATTCCTATCATTGAGAACCCCAAGCACGCCATCAGGACGATGGATGGGGACTTCGTGAAGATAGGTGCAAAGGCTTATTTGGCCAACGAAAGAAAGGCTTTGAACAAGGATGGCTATGAGTTGAACGAAGTTATCAGGCAGTTCCCTTGGACGATTGACGAAGCCTTCAGGGAGTCCACAAAGTCCTCTCACTTCAACATTGGTAAGATTTACGAGCAGTTGCAGTACAATAGAGAGCTGTACCCTAACCCTGTGGTGAGGGGTAACTTCATTTGGAAGAACGGAATACAGGACAGCGAGGTGGTTTGGTCTGCAAGCGAGAACGGGAAGTGGAGGATTTCTTGGCTTCCACCAGAGCATATGAGGAACAACAAGGTGACCAGGAACGGAAAGTGGTTCCCAGGCAATGATTTCCTAGGCTGTGGCGGGGTCGACTCCTACGATATTGACAATACAATGGACGGAAGGGGCTCCAAGGGCGCTTGCCACCTATTCAACAAATTCAATATTGAGCACCCATCCAACCTGTTTGTTGCCGAATACGCAGAGAGGCCACCTCTTGCGAGGATTTTCTATGAGGACGTTCTCCAAGCTGCCGTATTCTTCGGATACCCACTTCTCATTGAAAACAATAAATACGGGATTGTCCGATACTTTGAGGCAAGAGGCTACGACGGGTTCATCCTTGACCGACCAGAACATCTCAGGGCTCCACATAGTAATGCAAATATAAAAACCAAGGGCATACCCTCTAATAGCCAGGACGTTATCCAGGCTCACGCACAGGCCATTGAGTCCTATATTCACGAGCACGTTGGCATCAACGACGACTCAGGAACCTACGGGAAGATGTATCTGGACAGAACCCTTGAGGATTGGATTAACTTCAAGGTGGATGACAGAACCAAGTACGACTTAACGATATCTGCTGGGCTTGCCCTTTTGGCAGCTCAGAAGTACAAGGTAGCCAAGGTAAAAGCCGATTTGTCAAATAAAGTCTTCTTCAGGAAGCACAAGCCTATAACTCGCTTATAATCAATAGATTTTGAGTATATTTGTAGCCAAATTGACCAATCGAAAGGAATGGCGAAAAACATAAACTTCCCCAGCGGGAACTTCCCTAACCCTTTGGCTTCTACGGAAGTCAAACAGACCAAGGAGTATGGGTTGAAATACGGAAAGGCTATTGAAAGCCAATGGGGTCGAACAGACGATGTGCAGAGCGCATTTGCAAGAAGGTACGGGGAGTTTGAGAGAAACAGGGATTACGCCAACGGGACTCAGGATGTCACCGTTTACAAGCAGATTCTTACATCGCTAGACCCAAACAACGGGGACGGTTCCTTGATTAACATTGACTGGTCTCCAGTACCCATCGTCCCCAAGTTCGTTCGCATCGTTGTAAACAAAATTCTGGGTCGCAAGCCTTACCCCAATGTGGAGGCTGTTGACCCTTTGTCTATTTCGGAGAAGGAGAAAAAGAAGGCCAAGGTTAAGTTCCAAGTAGAAAACAAGGAACTGATTAAGATGGCTAATCAGGCTGGGGTAAACACAGGGGTAGATGCAAATGAAATCCCAGAAACCCCAGAGGAAGCTGAAATCTTTCTTGAGAGCAACATCAAGACCAATGCGGAGATTGCTTCACAGATTGCAACAAATCTAACGCTTGAGTGGAATGACTTCAATGACGGGACTTTTAGACGCTGCGTAAACGACCTTGTGTCGCTTGGGATGGCTGTTGTTAAGCGTGAGAACGACCCCAACTACGGGATTGTCGCCAACTATGTAGACCCAGCCTATTTCGTTCACTCTTACACAGAGGACCCCAATATGGCCGACTTGACCTATGCTGGTCACATCAAAAGGATTAGCATTCAGGAGCTCAAGAGGATTGCAGGGGATGAGCTAACCGAGGAGCAGTACGAGAAGATTGCTAGAGATGTTCAGTACAAATACTCCAACAACCCAGGCAGAATGGGTTACTCCAATTACGATAGGTACACCAATCGGATGACCTATGGATACGATGAGTACATCATCGAGGTGCTTGACTTTGAGTTTATGTCGGTGGACAATGTCTACTACGAGAGCAAGGAGTCCAAGTTCGGTAATGTAGGCTTCTACTACAAGGGGGCTATGTACACACCTCCACGTGAGAGCGTGTACGACAGGAAGCCTTTCAAGATGTCGTATGCTACAGTTTACGGTGGCTCATACGTGCTTGGGACGGATATGCTGTACGGCTACGGGATGAAGAAGAATGTTCCTAAGAACATCCACGACATCACAAGAGCCCGTATGTCTTACAGCGCCATTGCCGTGAATATGCGCAGGCTGCAGCCTAAGTCAATGGTTTCCTCGGTGATTGGGTTTGCTGACCAGCTTCAGATTACGCACTTGAAGATTCAGCAGTCCATTGCGAAGGCAAAGCCCGATGGTCTTATCATTGACATTGAGGGTCTTGAGAATGTGCAGCTTGGGCAAGGTGGAGACCTACAGCCCTTGCAGATTCAGGACATCTACGAGCAAACTGGTGTATTCTACTATCGCTCCAAGAACCCAGAGGGCGGATTCCAAAACCCACCCATACGCTCGATTGAGAATCAGATTCGGAACATCAACGAGCTTGTGGCTCTTTACAACCACTATCTGCGAATGATTCGTGATGCTACGGGTATCAACGAGGTTGTGGACGGTTCAACACCCAAGGGTGATGCTCTTGTTGGGGTTCGCCAGCAAGCGATTGACGCTTCAAACAACGCCACCTACGACATCACGCACTCCTCAATGGTTCTGTTCAAGAAGGTATGTGAAGATATCATTAAGTGTCTTCAGATTCTCCCGACAGATTCTGTCATCTACAGAGTCTACGAGAACGCTATCGGAAAGGCCAATATGGAGGTTCTGTCATCCTTTGCTGACCTACCGATGTACAACTTTGGGGTGAAGGTGGTCACAGAGATGAACGACGTGGACAAGGCCTACCTTGAGGCAAACATTCAGGCTTCTTTGTCTCAAAAGGAGATAGACCTTGAGGACGCTATGGCGATTAGGAAGCTAAAGGATGTAGACCAGGCCGAAAGGCTTCTGCTTGTTAGAAGAAAGAAGAGAATTCGGCAAAATCAAGAATTAGCTGCTCAAAACAGTCAAATGCAAGCGCAGGCTAATCAGCAGACTGTTATGGCGACATCGCAAGCTAAGATTCAGGAACTGCAAACCCAAGCACAACTTGAAGCGCAAAAGATAGAGCTTGAAACACAATCCAAAACTCAGCTGTTGCAGACCGAGTATATGCTCAAGATGGAGCTGGCTAAGCTGGAGGCTGAGATGAGGAACATGGTTTCGGATAATGACAAGATGTTTAGGGAACAACTTGAAGACAAAAAGGAGAAGGCAAAAGACGAGCGTGTCAAGGCTCAAGCTGTTGAGCAATCCAAGCTAATCAGCCAAAGAAAGGGCGAGAGAGGCGAGCTGATGTCCGCAGATGAGGAGCTGATGAATAGTATCTTTGGAGGCCAACAACAAACCCCCCAACAAGCTTAGTATGAGCACATTAAGACTAGACCAGGCCCAAAGGGTTGACATCGTTTGCAGACGTGGGGATACGTTTAAGATGGTCCTCAATGTGAGAGATAGCTCTGGCGCGGTGGTGAATGTTTCTGGTTCGGCCTTTACCTACAAGATGGAGGTTCGTGAAACGGACACTGCCACTGGTACGGTTATCCCAACAAATGCGACTGGCTTTGTGTTTGCGGGGACAGCAAGTGGCGTTTTAACGGTTACAGTATCCTCCACTACAATGGCTGCTGTAAACTCTGGGTTGTATGTGTATGACCTTCAAACCACAAGAGTCTCTGACAGCTTTGTTCAGACTTGGCTTTACGGGACTTTTCTGATTAACGAAGATGTAACTGTCACCTAGCGATGATTAAGCCAACTGTTGAGCTCACGATTACGGTTCGTACCGAGGCAGAGGGCACTGTCCCTCTATGGTTTTCAATACCAGCTCAAGAGACTTATGCGCTCAATTTTCAACCACCGAGAGAGCTTAATCTTATCTACGATTTGCTAGGCGGAGTTGGCATTTTTGATTACACCTTTGACTTAACCTTCGAATAATGGCTGTACAAACAAGAGCTCAATTACAGACAAAGTCTGCAACTGTTCAAAATGAAACGGCCCCAAATGCCAATACCGCTGCAAGGGTTGGTGGACTATTTGATGACTTTGCTGATAGCACCGTTTTGACATTGGAGCGAGGAATGATATCCTTATACGTCGATACTGCTACACCTTACGGGATTAGTGATGCTAGCCCGTCACCAATCGATATAACTATGAGTGCTGGTGCAAGTTATGGAAGCGTATTAGAACAAAGTGATTCCAAGATAATATATACGGGAAGTAATGCACAACTAAGGGTATCATGTCAGTTGGCTTTTACTGGAGTAAACAACAGAAGGTATTCTTTTTGGATTGCTCAAGATGGGGCCGAAATACCTCAATCATTATGGGAGGATACTCTTCAAGGAACCCACGCTCATACAGTATCCTGTGAGGCCTTCGTAAACGCAAGTAATGGTAGTCAATTTGAAATATTTGCATTATCAAACGACCCAACCAGTATAAACATTAAAACATTAACATTTGCAGCATACGTCTTATGAAAGAACTACTCGCCGTACTTGAAAAGTTCACCAAGGAACCCATTGCTGGTATGCTATTCTTTACCATCATCTGCGTTGGGTATCTGTACCTTGACAACAAAACCAACTACCAGCATCAGATTGAGGCTTGTGGAACGAAGGTCGAAATACTTGAGCAAAAGGTTGGCGTATTGGAAACTAAGCTCAAAGTAAGCGATAGCCTGCTTGTTAGAGCCTTGGTTAAACTGGAGTCTATTAACGCACAACGATGAAATACCTACTCTCCATCTGTTTAAGCCTTTGCTCTTATTCCTGCGTTGAAGAACCGTTGAATGCAAAGGCCAAGAAACCTTGCTGCGGTGGTACTACTACAACAGCAGCCGACACATTGGCTCTACGTGTACATAAAGTAATACATGAACTTGATAGCACACAAGCTATTGCAAAGGCCGAAAAGTTAATGATTAAACGTAGTTCAGCAAAAGTAAAACAGCTCGAAAAAGAGAACAAGCACCTCAAGGATAGCATTAAGGAACTTCACGAATACTTTGTATCGGAGCTAAAGTAAGATGGACAACCGTATCAAGAACCTCATCAAGAAGCACGGGCTGGCTGGCGTTAACAGGCCAAAGAAAACCCCTAGCCACCCTACAAAGAAAGGCATCGTTCTTGCAAAAGAGGGCGATAGAGTGAAGCTTATCCGCTTTGGGGACCAGAATATGGGTCACAACTACAGCCCAGAAGCACGTAAGTCATTTAAGTCAAGGCACGCTAAGAACATCGCCAAGGGCAAAATGAGTGCAGCCTATTGGGCTGATAAGGCTTTCTGGGGAGGCCCAGGTGCAGACAAGAAGATGCCACCCAAGTCTCAAGAGTATACAAGGGGGCTAAAGAAGTATGCTGAGGGCGGTAAGGTAGCCACCAAAACCAACCCATCCCTTTGGGAGAAGGCCAAGGCACAGGCCAAGGCACGTATGGGCGGTAAGCACAGCGCAAGAGCTATGCAGCTGGCTGTGTCCATCTATAAGAAAGCTGGAGGCGGATACAAGGGCCCTAAGAAGGAGACAGGCCTATCCAAGTGGACAAAGCAAGACTGGACCACTTCATCTGGTAAGCCATCGGAGGGTAAGCGTCGCTATCTCCCACGCAAGGCTTGGTCTGCACTGTCTTCCGCAGAGAAAGCAGCAACCAACAGAGCGAAAGCTGAAGGCAACAAGCAGGGTAAGCAATTCGTTGCTCAGCCCAAAACCATTGCTAAGAAGGTGGTCAAATATCGGAGATAGTTTTTATACTATCTTTGCAAGCAACTGTAATTCAATTATTTATGGAAACAAACTTCAATCCGCTTGAAAACCTGGCTAAGGACCTTGGAATCGAAATCTTCGACAACCCACCAAGTCCTGAACCACAACCCGAACCATCGGCTGCTAGCTCCGAACCAAACGCTGGCGATAGTTCTTTGACATCAGACCCTGAGTCTCAGCCTCAGCCTCAATCTGAACCTCTTGGAGACGACTCTAATGTGATTTACACGCAGGGCGGATACCAAGATGGATACGATGATGATGTCTCCGACGAGGAGACGCTTGATTTCATCAACACGTATCTGGAGGAAAAGTTCGGAACTGGGCTTGAGGATATCCTACAGGGTCAAACGGAAGAAACATATATCGATGAGAGGTTGCTACCCATCCTTGAATTCGTTCGTGACACAGGGCGTTCTCCTGAAGACTGGTTTCGCTATCAGATGCTGAACCCATCCGAAATGGATGATTTGAATCTGATTAAGCTACAAATGTCTGCAGAGCACCCTGAGTTGTCTCAAGAGGATATCTCCATACTTATGGAAACTAAGTATAAGATTGGAGATGATTTCCTCGATGAGAAAGAACAGAAGATGGCTCAGCTTCAGCTCAAGATAGATGCTAATAAGGCTCGTCAAGAGATTGAAAATCTCAGGAACGGATACTTGGCAATAACCGAAACGGGAGAATACCAAGCTTACGAACCTGAATCGTTTGTGGACGAGCAATGGCTTCAAGAAATGTCTAATGAGATAGATGCGCTTGAGGGGATTGACTTTGAGCTTAATGGCGAGAAGACCTTCACCTTCGGCTTAAACGACGCTTACAAAAACAGCTTGAAGTCAAAAAACGCTCAACTGGACTCATTCTTCGACCAATACGTCGACGGTAACGGGCAGTGGAATCACGAGCTGTTTGGTATGCACAGAACCGTTGTAGACAACATTGACGAAATTGTCAAGGCTGTTTACAGTCAGGGACTGTCAGACGGACAGCGGAAGGTTGTACAAAACGTAGCCAACGTACAAACAGGCGCTCCAAATGCAGGGCCTGGAGGTCAGACTGACACCCTGTTAGCACAGCTTGAAAGCATTATGGGTCAAAATGACTCTATGGTGCGATTTAAAATCTAAACCCTTAACCCTTAAAACCCCTAAAAGAAAATGGCAAACGCATCAGGCGCTGTGTTTACACAGAACGCAATTTCTCAATCAAACGCCTTTAAACTGGCGACCCCAGACAAATACATTGCTCTGGGTGACTTCATTAACGCAGTAAACAAACCAGACAACCGCACTCAGCTTGTTAAGACCTTCGGAAACCAAGGTATCACTGGCTTCTTGCAACTTGTTGGTGCTGTAAAAACTGCTGGTACTGGCGACGAAGTACAGTGGTGGGAGGAGCAGCGTCTTCACCCAACCGCTAACATCACGCTCGTAACCAGCGTAGCAGCTAGTGCTCAAATTGTACTTTCTGGTACACCTGCACTTGGAAATAATGCCTCTGCATTCCGTCTTAACGACGTTGTAATGTGGGATAATGTTAACTATGCCCAGCGTGCTCTTGTTGTTGCTACTGGTACAAACACCGTAACTCTTCAGAGCTTGACTTCTGGAACTCTGTCTTCTGGTACTTCTGGAACTGCTTACGCCCTTCCAATCATCGGTAACTTGTACGGACAGGGAACAGACCAGCCTTCTCAATACCTTGAGTCGAACGTAATCAAGCGGACCAACCCTTATATGATTATGAAAGAAATCTATAAGGTTACTGGTTCTCAAGCTACGAACATCGGCTGGGTAGACGTAGGAGGCGGTGACTATCGTTGGTTTATCAAAGGCGAAGCTGATACTCGTCAGCGCTTTATCGACAAGCGTGAGATGATGATGTTGCTTGGTCAAGTTAACCAAACTGCTGCTACTGGAGCTTACGGTTCTGGTACTATCAGTGGTTCCGAAGGTTACTTCTCTGCTCTTGAGAACAGAGGTATCGTATCCAACGGATATCTGAATGACCTTGCTGACCTCGACATCATCTTGACCGCCCTTGACCGTAACGGTGCTGGCCCTGAGTACGCTGTCTATGTAGACCGCTTGCAGGACTTGGCGTTTGACGATTTCGTAGCAAAAGGTGTTGCAACTGCATCGCTGACTGCGGGTGTTGCCACTCAATTTGGAGCGTTCAACAACAACCCAAATATGGCTATCGAGCTCGGATTCAAATCGTTTGGTCGTGGTGGTTACACCTTCCACAAGCACGATTGGAAGCTCTTGAATGAGCCAACTTTGCTTGGTACAACTGCAACCACTACCGCTAGCGGTGTAGGATTTGCAGGTGCGATGATTCCTATGGCAACCGTAGTTGACCCCAAGACTGGAAACCGTGAGTTCCCTCTTGAAATCAACTACAAGTCCACCAACGGTGTCTCTCGTGAGATGCAGCACTGGTTGACTGGTTCGTTTATGGGAGCTACCAACTCCACACTCGACGTACTGCAGTTCAACTACTTGTCCGAGATTGCTCTCGTGACTCGTGCTGCTAACCGTCACGTGTTGATTAAGCGTTCTTAATCACTGATTACCGCTGACAAGGGGGGCCCTTCGGGGTCCCCCTGACTCAGCAAAAGATTTCTTAAAACCCTAAATTCTATTTAATATGGCAAAACAACAACTCCAGAGGGAGGACGAGGTCCTAGCCCCTGACGCAGCTCAGATTGAAGCTGTCCCAGTTTTCAAGCCTCGACGTAGGCAAGAACCAGTACAAGAGACTGGTAGGAAACAAAAAGTTTATCAACTCGTAGAAGGAGGCGGTGTTTGGTTCAAATTGAACCAAGGAGACATCACGGTGTACGACAAAGAAAAAGATGCTATCAGGGCCATTCGCTATGCCCCCAACGAGCCATCTATTTTCTTGGATGAGCAATCTGTTAATGCTCGTAGGGCCCACATCATCTTCACGGATAAGATGCTTGGTGTCCCAGCAAATCAGCCAAACCTTCAAAACTACCTTGACTTACACCCAGGCAATGTAAAGAATGGCGGAAACGTATTCTACGAAATCAACAACGAGAGAAAAACAGACACCCTCCTTCAGGATGAGTTTGTAATTCACGATGCTATTTCATTGATTCGTGAGAAGTCCATTGATGAGCTTGTACCTGTCATTCTGTACCTAGGCATTAGCCTTGACCAGCGAAATCAAGAGATTCGTAGGGAGCTTCTAATTGAGGCCAAATCCAACCCAAAAGCGTTTATCGAGCTGTTTGATAATCCTTTGGTTAAAATGAGGGCTTCGATTAGCCTTGCTGCCTCTAACGGCATCCTAAAAATTAACCAAGATGGTATATTCTGGGCTGATTCAAACAGATTGATTCTCGCTACGCCTGTAGGGCAGGACGGGGTCGATATGATGACCAAGTTCTGCCTGAGCGAAAAGGGGAGCCTTGTTCATCAAGAAATCCTCAAGCGGCTGGAAAAGTTCCAATAAGCTAACTAGCTTGCAATCAAGGGGTTCCTTCGGGGACCCCTTTTTTGTTGGTATATTTGCACTTACGATAAAAAGGGATGGCTAGCGTAAATACCGTATACACAGCTCTAAAAAACTTAGCTAACAAGGACCAGAGGGGCTTTATCACCCCAGCGGTCTTCAACTCGTTTGCGGGGGTTGCTCAGCTCAACGTATACAACAGCTTGTTTGATAAGCTTGCCTTGGGGAATGCTGCACGTACACGTCAGCTTGCTGGGGAGCGTGAAACGGCTCCTCTCAAGCAGATTCGTGAGGATTTGGCTAGATTCAACAAAGAGGTGACTATTAGCCAGACTTCTAGCACCGACCAGACCTTCGCAAAGCCAGCAGACCTTGGTAGGATTATATCCGCTAAGACCTTTGGCACATTCATCCTAGGACAAACTACAAGCGTCCCTATTGACCTTATTTACGATGAGGCTAAGATTGAGTATGTCCTCAGGAGCACGCTTTCTGTGCCCACGGAGACACGCCCTGTAGGCCTTGTGAGCGAGGTTCTTGAGGTTTACCCTACAACCATCAAGAAGATTAAACTGCGCTATTACAAGCTCCCTGAGAGTATAAAGGCGACATCTCCTCAAGAAAGAGCTCCAAACCAACCGACGTTTGGTTACATAGCTGACGGTAATGTAGAGGTATACAACCCATCTACTTCCTTTGATTTTGAGCTCCCTAACCAGTATGTACCTGAGCTTGTCATTGAGATTGCAAAGATGGTGGGGGTTAACTTGAGGGATTCAGAGGTATACGCATATGCAGCACAAGGTCAACAACCTAATCAATAATGGCTAGAAACTTAGTAACCGTAGACCAAATCGTCAATGATTTCATTCTCAGCATCGCTGGGGATGATTATTGCGCTGATGTTTCGGATACCCTCGTAAGGAACTATGCCTTGAGGGCCATACGTGAGCTAGGCTTTGATATGCTCAAGATTGTCAGGAGCCTCAAGATGCCTGTCAATGAATCGCTTCTGACCATTGACCTACCAGACGACTTTGTAGACCTCGTGAAGATTGGGGTTGTTGGTGGGGACGGCTTGGTGTATGTGCTTGGAGAGAACAAGAACATCAACATCTCTCAGATTTATGTAGAGGACGGTGGTGGAAACCCAGTAGAGGGCGAAGACGGGCTCTACGAGCGTGTTGACGACAACTCAAGGCCTGGGTTTGGTTACTCAGACCTGTATGGCTTTGAGACTTATCTGTTCAGAAACTTCTGGGACAACGACTCCTACGGGGCTCTTTACGGGGTCGGTGGGGGTCAGTATGTCGCTGAGTATCGTATGAACTACGACCAGAACAGGATTGAACTTGGGAGTGCCCCAGGGTTCTCTGATGTGGTTATTGAGTACATCGCAGACGAAGCTCGTTCTGCTAACCCATCTGTTCATCTGTACGCTGAATCAGCGGTGAGGAGCTATATCTATTACAAGATTATTGAGCGTAAATCCAATGTTCCATCTGTTGAGAAGAGTCGTGCAAGGGCAGAATACTACAATGAGCGTCGTTTGGCTAACGCAAGGCTGAAGTCGTTCAATATGACCGAAGCGCTCAAGACCATCAGAAAGAACTTCAAGCAAACCGTGAAATTCTAAGGATGGCTATTGACAAGCTGATACCTAGGTATTTAAACAAAGACGACGACTATCTGCTGGTTAAATCAGTGGAGATGGTTGACGCACTTAATGTGCAGATGTCTGATGACGAAGGCGGTAACGCTGGGGTCATCAAGAATGCGCTTGGAAATGTACTTGTCAGCTCTGATGCAAGCGGTGATGCGCTACCAACTGGAACCAATACAGTCATCGGAACAACAGCTTGTAAACAGACAGGGGAGATATTCTACTTTGTACACAACTCAAGCAACAACCACAGCATCTATCAGTATACAAGCCGAAGGAACACCGTAAAGCTTGTTTACAGAGACTCGGTTCTTGGGTTTACAGCAACTGGCTTCGTCAAGGCTGATTGCCTCGTTAAGGAGAACGGTGACACGCTTTTATACTTCACGGATGGAGTTACGGACCCTAAGAAGATTAACGCCACAAAGGCACTAGCGAATACAGCTGGGGTTAGTGGTTACCCCTACAAGGCTGCTGGAGCTACTGGTTACACGAACGATGAGAAGCTGTTGAGCATCACGACTATTAAGGCTCCTCCTTTGGAGCCCCCTAGCGTTGCTGTCACAACAGTTACTGGGACTATATCCAACAACATCACTAAGAAAAACTTCCAGTTTGCTTACCAGTATATCTATGAGGATGGCGAAGTATCAGCAATATCCCCTTATTCAAGTCTTTCTATTGACATCGTTGATTTCTTAGACGGCTTTGGTGATTCTGATTCGGACTCTAATAGAAATGCAGTCAATGTGACCTATAAGCATTCAAAAGGGGATGTTTCTAAGATAAGAGTACTATACAGGCAAGGAAATCTTGGAAACTTTTCTATATTTAAAGAGTTTAATAATAATCGCTCATTAACCACTGGATTAGTAACATTTACAAATTCAACGCTTGGTCAATTTATCTCAGACAATGAGATAAATAAGATGTACGATTCTATCCCTCTTTCATCCGTCTCTCAGACGATTAGTGGAAACAGGCTTGCGTATGGTAACTACAAGGAATTTTATGACAACACGAATATATCATCTCAGATACTTCTAGACTACAATCAGGACTCATCTAAGAAGATAAATGTGTCGTCCATTAATTTTGTCAATGGGTCTGGAACTACTGTAAGCGCTAATACAAGTGGGGTAAATAACTTGGAGTTTCAATTAGACATATCAGAAATGCCAGACAGTTGTATTTCGCTTCCTTCATTTGTAGTGAATTTTAACTTATTTATCAATTCTTTTCGAATAGTTAAACTTTCGGGCTCTTGGCTCATAGGAGCATTTCAGCCAGATATAGTTGGTGGAGGAAGTCAGCGGGAATTATTTTTAGGAAACACATCAACCAATATCAACAAGAATATATCTTTACCAGCATATAATTCAAAAGCCGCTTTGGCTTCGTCTATAGTTTCTGGGATAAATGGAGACTATTTGTTTAAAATAGCATCCACAATACCTACTCGTGGGACTTACTTTGGAACGCTTGGTCAACCAAATATTTCTGCTCAAGTGCTTTTTGGAGGCTCAATGTTGGCTACGGTTAGCGGTGTATCAGTCTCTGGGAACATAATCACTTTTAAAATATCTCCTAAAGACAATGGCCTCAATCTTAATTCAACGGAAATACTCAGGCTAATCTCTGATACTCCAGTTGAAAATGTTACGGATTCAAGGCCAGTCTTATCTTTTAAGAGTCAGTCATTATTGACCTTATACTTACTTTTCTTTAATGGATTCAAATTAACAAATTTAAATAAGTCTTTTTTCATTAAGGATAGCGTATTTACAACCTTTAAATCTGGACAAAACCATAAATTTGGTATCGTATATTATGACTCATACAATAGAAGCTCAGCTGTAAATGAAATAGGGGAAGTATATAATCCGACTGAAGGAGAGAGGTTTGAAGCTTATGGGGCCGCATCTCTAGGCTCCACAAAGGCTATCATAAGACTAAGCTCTCAGCCACCTTCTTGGGGTAAGAAATGGAGACTTGTCTATGCCCCGTATCAAACTTATTCATTTTGCTACACTTATTCAGCGGCAGAGGCCTTTGTCGGAAAAGACGCTACGTCAACTGGTTCAACTCAAAACAGAGCAATCTATGTGTCGGCAAGGCATCTTGAGGGAAAGGATAGCTCCTACAAAGAAAATAGGAATGCTATAATCAATTACCAACACGCACAAGGAGACAAGCTTAGGGTCATAAGTTATGCGTCCGAACAGGCATCTGGTTCTACGGCTTATCCAAAGCAATTCGTGTACGATATCATAGGATACGAATATTTTGATTCGACTAATACTCCAGTTGCATTGGCTACTGGCGGTACTTACACAGAAAGAGCTACTGGTTGGTTCTTTATATTGAAAGACGAAAACTACACTGGTTTCAATGCTGATAGCATAATCAATAATTACTCTCTCTGGAGTAGCGATGTTGTCTTTGAGGTATTTAGGCCAAGCCAGAATACATCATCATCAATCTATAAGGAGACGAATGTTTATGGAGATGTAGGTTTGTACTTTGGTAATTATTATCATAAGAGTTCCTTTAGAGACATTACATACACGATACCTAATAATACTATCACTGTTACTAGTGGAACTCTTTACGCTTCTGGAGCAACAAAATTATATCCAGGAGACATTGTCGGATTTGTCCAACCAGAGGTTGGGCCGCCAATAACATCTATAATTGTAAAAGATACTTACACGGTAAGTGATGGAAGAACTGTTATAGTGTATGAACCAGTTTCATATGGTGGCTCATTAACTGATGGAAGTTACCAAATATTAAATATATCCAACATTACCGACTCAATCCTTGAGGCTAGAGATGGTGACTGCTACTTTAGGCCACGCCAAATAAAACTTAACCCTATAAGCGGTACTGTTTCCGCATCTGGTTCATACAAGACAGACCCTGCAAACGTATCTGGTATAAGGTACAACGATTACTTTGTCGAAGACACGAGTATTAGTGATTTTTATGTATCGAACAATCTTAGTCTTGGTAGGCCAAACATATCATCGTCAAATGCTAAACAGATTGAAAGGAAGTCGTCTATAACCTATTCAGAACCTTATTCGCTGGATACTTCTGTGCTAAAGTTGTCATCATTCAATGGCGGTCAAGGTAACTTTGTAGACCTACCGAACTCTTATGGAGCCATTAAGCAGATGCTCAATAATGGGGACAGCGTTACGGTTCTTCAGGAGGTTAAATCATCGCTTATCCCGATAAACAGAAACCTCGTTGAATACCTTGACGGTACATCAAATGTAACCGTGTCAACCAATTTCCTTGGAACTCAATCTGTTTATGCTGGGGACTTTGGGACTCAAAACCCTGAAAGCGTCAAGTCTTACAATGGAAGAGTCTACTTCTCGGATGTAAGGTCTGGTAAGATTGTTCGTATCGGCCCAGACGGCTTAGAGCCAATCAGCGAAGCCAAGATTGACGCTTACACCCAAGACAAGTGCTTCATCATTGCCTCATCCACAGGAACCTACAAGACCATTGGCGGTATTGACCCTATGCACGGAGAGTATGATATCACATACCTCAATGTAAATTCAAGCGGTGACACTTTCAATGACACGATTGCCTACGACATGGAGGATAAGGTGTGGAACACGAGGTACTCGTTCAAGCCAGAAGCCTACGAGCATCTCGATAACTTCCTTTACACATTTAAGAGTGGGGCTATGTATAGGCACACAGATGCAGCCCCAAGGAATACATTCTATGGTAACGAAAGCGCTTCTTCAATAAAGCTTATTTCTGCCTTTAACAACTCAATGGTTAAGACTGCAGAAGCGTTTAGCATTGAGGGAAATTCCCCTTGGAGCTTTAAGTTTTCCCTTTCTGGACAAACCGCAAGAGAAACTATGACTGTGGACAATCTGTCTCTCAGGGAGGGTATGTACTACGCTAGTGTGCCAAGGCTTAATGCCGCCTCAAATCAAGCTGTTTCTAACAGGGCTGTTATCGGATACGTTACAGCTACTGGCACTTGGGCTAGCGGTGTAACGCTAACGATAGGGAACCCAATCGCAACCCCTTTTCAGGTTAGCGGTAACTCCTTCATAGGTGCTTTAACCAGCAGCACTACTACGACTATCTACAACGGCACTAATGGCTATGCCACAATACAGGTATCTGGGACAAACACGATATTGCTTGGTAATCTATCTGGAGCCCCTATAACCGTACCAACTGGGACCATTCTTGTCGCTGACAGTCGAGCCTCTATTGACGGAGACCCAGTTAGAGGAGCTTTCTTCATCATTGATGTAACCAACAGTACAAACACGCCAATCGAGGCCTACGCATTCAACGTATACTTCACTAGGTCAAGGCTTCACAACGAATTAGTAACTGAATAGTATCTTTACACTTATGAAATCACGCAAAAACCCGAAGAAATACATCATCGGAGGAATCATTGGGGCAGCTGCTGGAATAGGGCAAGCTATCTATGGCATCAACCAGGCGAATAAGGCCAAGAAGGAAATCGAAAGGATTCAGAAGACAGCCCCAGACCTTAACACACCCATCAGCACCCCATCTGAATACTACAAGGCCTACAAAGAGGCCTACGACCAAGACATTATGAACCGACAGATGGAATCCATCAAGTCTGGTTTGGCTGGCACTACAGAGGCCCTTTCAGGGGCTGGCGGTAGAGCCCTTTTAGGAGGCATCGGAGCAGCCACACAGCAAGCTCAGAGGCAGGCTCAAGGTATCGCTGACATTCAGCAGCAAAGGCAAACTGAGGCCTTGCAAGGCCTAGCAGCAGCACAGGAGCGCACAAGAGGCCTTCAGGAGAACCGTTTGGGTATGAAGGAGGCTAGATTCCAGAATCAACTTCAAATGGCTCAGGGGGCTCGTGATGCAGCTATTCAGACGATTGCTGGTGGTGTCGGGAACCTTGCCTCAGCGGGTATTTATGGGTTTGGTGAAGGCGGTAAGAAGAAGGGTGGAGGCGGAGGTGGTAATACAGGTGAGGGTGGAGGTGGTGGTAATCCTCTTCGAGAAACTGAGAATTTTCTTAAAAAATACGAAAATTTTTCCTTTAGTACAAAAGAAAAAGGCGGTAAGGTTATGAAGACCCCTGGGGAGTTCTCGCATAAGACCAACCCTATTGACATTATGCGTAACGGTAAGAAGATTGCAGAGGCGACTGGTGGGGAGTATATCTTCAATCCCAAGCAGATGTCGAACATCAAGAAGTATGTTGCAACGGACGACAAGTCCAAGCTGCATAGCTATGTGAAGGCTCTCATTAAACGATTCGAGAAGTAATGGCTGTTCTTAGTCAAACACCTTTTCAGCTCCCCGACTTCGCTAAGATGGCTTATGAGAAGTCATTGATGGACGAGGAAAAGCAGCGCAGAGAAGAGGAAAGAGAAAAGCAAAAAAAGGCCGAAAGGAGGCAAGAGACTATGCTTCCACAGGCCAAGTCTTCGTATTTAGACAATACTTATAAGCTTGACCCTAACAGGTTGCCTGTTGCGAATATGGCCTGGCAGCTATACGAAAAAGCAGCTCAGGACTACATACTTAATGGTGACCCTGAATCTTTGGATAATGCTAATTCCGCATTAAAAGACTTTCAGCAAGTCCTTAATGTTGGCGTTATTGCTTCAGCAGAAGGGAGAAGGCAATTACAGGAAGTCAAGTCAAACCCATACGCATACGATGAGCCTACTAGAAGCGGTATAGAGTCACAGTATAATAACTATGTGAAATTTGACTTTGCCCCTCAAGTTGAAAACGGGGTTCTTACCGTTTTATCTTCAGACGGGAAAACAAGAGTCCCCATCAATCAATCGCCTGGATTTTCAATAGGAGTCGCACAGGGCCCAGGAGGTAATGCTCTTAGTGTCAACAAAGAGGACCCGTATATAAAGCTGATGGACCCGATAGAACGAGCCGCTGAGGCCGTTCAGTTGTACGGACCAGCCTCAAAGCGTGACCAAGGTAATGTAACTTTCTACGATGTAAAATACATCCAAGACAACGCTTTAAAAACGCTTGACAATGATTTAAGGTTAGAAGTGCCAGGAGGTCAAGAAAGACGTAGACGACTTGCAACGGAAGCTGCTGCTAGGATAAAAGGAGGTCTTCCCTCTAATGAGGAGGTTGAAATCATACTTAACGACCCCACTAGATTTTCTCAAGTAGTTGCAGACTATAAGAAATCACTGGCGGAAAGCATTAAATCTGTTACTCCAGCTAGAACCGTTACGGGTAGAGGCGGTGGCGGTGGCGGAACTGGTGGTGACGGACTTACGAAGTCTGATGTGAACGAACTAAATGCGTTTTTTTATGGCGCTGGGTCTGAGCCAATAAGCGGAGGCGGT